ATCGCCCTCATACAGAAGTAAGGAAAGTAGATAATGGAGATGGTACTTACGGGCCAGATACTACATCATCTACTAGACATATCAATATGCTAGAACATTGGACAGCAAATCCTAATGATGAAGTAGACCCAGCATTTGTGAGTTTGACTGCTGACTAATGAGCGACAGACTACGCAACAATTTAGTTGCAGGTTTTATAGTAGCAGCGTTTTGGATTATATGGGTTTTCCCTGTAATGGCTGACCCTATAGTAACAGAGAGTACAAGTAACAGTACAGTAACAAATACTACAAAGACTGAAAGCACAATAAAGACAAATCCTCCTAGTGCGATCAGTCCAAGCATAAATGCCAGTAATAGTGATCTATGTACAGTAGGTGTAAGTGGTGCAGTACAAACACAGATTTTAGGAATTTCCACAGGACAAGCATACAGAGATGCCAACTGTGAGAGATTGAAGATAGCAAAGGTTTTGTATGATATGGGTATGAAAGTAGCAGCAGTAAGTGTGATGTGTCAAGATTTTCGTACTTGGGATGCGATGCAAAAAGCTGGAACTCCCTGCCCGATAGAAGGAAAGATAGGCGAAGAGGCAGAGGACTTATGGAAGAAAAACAAGCGTGAGATACCGAAACAAGAGAATCTCAAGACGATGGACAGGGGGGAGTTTCTTTACACTCTTCTTAATGGCATTATTAGTGTCGTGCTTATCGCTCTTCTGGTCGGCTAAAGCAGATGCACCAATAGTTGAGCATCAGATTGCGGATGACCAATGGGTTGAAGTACCTCTCGACTTTACCTTCCCTTTTTATGGGAATAGCTATGTTACTAGCTTTATGTTCACTAATGGGGTTGTGGGTTTTCTTGACCCTCTTGATGTACCTGGGAGTGGCTATATACACGATGGGTTGTGTTGCTCTGGACAAGATTTTTCAAGTGGAGCGACAGGTGTAAGATTTAACTACACCATAATGCCTTGGCATACTGACTTAATAGATACAGGTGCAGGTAGGTTTTATACACAAGGCGATTCCACATACCAGAAATATATGTGGGAGAACTTAGCAGAGTATTACAACACCAATACAAGTAATACTTTTGACCTAACAATATTTCCGTTAGGCAACATAGAGATAAACTATGAGCAAGTTCAAATTAATAACCATTCTGTAACTGTAGCAGTAGTCGGTGATTTAAGTGCAGGTGAATATACACAATGGTTCTATAATCATCCGACACAAGATGGTGCAATCTTTTGGAACAGTCAAGAAGATGATCCAGTAGAAATAACAAGTGGTAATAGTATATGTAGTGTTGTACCTGATAGTCATATAAGTTGTTTGTACTATCCAGAGGCTTATGCTTTAGCAGTATATAACCAGAACTGTGCAGCAAATGCTTTATATGATGAAGGATGTGCTGGTTTTGATGCTCTTTATTATGAAACCTATGTAGAGGAAGAAGAGCCAGAGGTTTGGGAAGAGGAAGAGGAAGAGATAGATACAACTTATGTCTTTGAAGAGCCAGAAACATATATAGAACTTACTTTTGAACCCATAGAAGATTATTCTGTAACAACTGAAGTATTTGAAACAGAAATACCAGAAATGGAAGAGTTCTTTGAAGAGGTTACACAAGAAGATATTATGTTGGAACTTGAGTTAGAGATGGAAGAATTCTTTGACCCAATACCAGAGATTGAACCCGAACCTGTTGAAGAAGAATTTGAAGAACTATTGGAAGAAACTGTTGAGGAAGAACCAGTAGAAGAAACAATAGAAGAACCTGTTGAAGAGGAAGTGGAAGAAGAACCAGAACCCGAAGAAGAGGTTGAAGAAGAAACGGAAGAAGAGGTTGAAGAAGAAGTAATAGAGGAAGATCCAGAGGAAGAACCTGAAGAAGAATCCGATGAGATAATGCTTGCTGAAGCAGAACCAGAAGAAGAAGTTAAAGAGAAGAAAGAGTCATCTAAGAAAGAAAAGATGAAAGAAATAATCTCTAACAAACTTAAATCTCTGGCAAAGGAAATGGGTGAGGCATCCAGCCTAGAGGCTCAGAAAGAAATACAAGCCTACATCCTGGCACTTCTAAACTTTAATTCTGGATTTGGTAGTTATAGTTCTTCATTGGTCGATGGAATTTTTTATGAAGAGAAAGACATATATTCAAACAAAAAGATTCCAGAGAACCAGAGAGCATTAAGAAATGGGTTAGCTAACGAGATACTACATAATCAATTAGTGGAGTTGCAATGGCAGAAATAGAATATGGTGGTATTAAGGTAGGTGGCTCAAAACTAATTCTTATCATTCCATTAATTTCAATGCTTGGTGGGGGTGCTTGGGCAGGGTTTGAGCTGTATAACGAATTTAGAGTTTTAAGAGCTACTGTAATGGAATACCAGCCACCTGATATAAGTGGTATAGAACAGAATATAGCAGTCATTGAAGAAACCTTAATAAGTGTAAGTGAATCAGTAGAGTTAGCTAGAGAATACACAAGAACAATCAAGAATGATTTGAAAGATGATCTAGCTAGACAAGAAACACTTATGGAGAGATTAGAAGATAAGGTTAATTCTTCGCAAGATGAGATAGATAAAACCATTGATATAGCTGATGAGAGGTTTGATGCAAGAAGAGATGCTCTCTATTCAGATACAGACAGAAAGATTAAAGAATTAGAAGAAAGGCTGAACGCTAAATTACAAAGAGCATTAGATAACCCACTTGCAAATTAAGGAATTATATGGAAGAGAGAATAAGATTGCTAGAAGAGAAAACAGACCATCAAGCCAGACAAATATCAAAACTCTTTTCTTTGATAGATGAAACAAAAGCCAATATTCAAAAGATTATGAATACATTAAATCAGATTCGATATTTTTTGTATGGTGGTTTTGCCTTTTTCGTAGCCACAGAAATTGGAATATTTAAAGCATTAAAAATAATGAGTTAAGATTATGATGGTATTTCTAACAAATATAGCACCTATAATGCTTGGATTTATTGGCAAGTTATTTGCCTTAAAGAGCCAAGCAGCAGCAGAGAATCAGAAGCTGATGATTCAATCACTACAAGTAAGAAATGAGTCTATCAATCAAGCTAGAGATAGAGCAGACAAGGAATCACCTATGGCTGCTTTAAATAGACGAGTAATTATATTTGTTATATTAGGCTTGGTTATATTCACTCAAGTAGCACCTGTGTTTTTTGATGTACCAACAGTAATACCTACTGTAGTTAAAGGAGCAAGCATTTTAGGCTTCCAACTAACTCCAGATGTGGTAGAATATGTTACTGTAGAAGGGATGTTGAAGCTAAGTGAGGTTTTCTCATGGGCAACAATGATAATTGAATTCTACTTTGGAGCACAACTAGCAAAAGGTAGGTAAATATGAAGAGGGCGATTGTCGTACCCGACCAGCACTTTCCGATACATGATGAGAGTGCAGTCAAAGTAGTATTAAAGGCGATAGAATTTGTTAAACCAGACATTTTTATCAATTTAGGTGATGTTGGAGAATGGGAGTCTGTATCTGCTTGGAGATATAAAAGACGAAAACGACCACCACTTGAATACCAACTCAAAGAGATGGTCAAGGAAATCAAGGAAGTCAATAAGTGTATTGATAGATTTGATAAAGTCTTAGACAAGATTAAGTGTAAAGAACGACATATACTAGCTGGTAATCACGATGAATGGCTAGACTCGTTTGTAGAAGAGAATCCTTATTTAGATCAATATACATTCAGAAATGCTTGTAAGTGGGATGAAAGAGGATATGAGTATAAAGTATGGAATGAAGTTCTAAAACTAGGTAAGTTGAATTTTATTCATGGTGCATATACTACAGTTAATCATGCTAAAACACATTTAGATAAGTATGGTGCAAATATTGTTTATGGTCATGTACACGACATACAACGATATTCACACACTAAATTAGATGATGATGGTATAGCTGCATGGTCTATGGGTTGTTTAAAGGATATGTCTGCCGAGAAAAATAGATGGCTTAAAGGTAGACTACACAACTGGAATCACGCTTTTGGAATTGTAACCTGGTTTGATGATGATTTATTTCAACTAGAAACCATAGAGATTGTTAAAGGTAAATGCTCCGTATGGGGAAAAATAATTAAAGGATAGGATTATGACATTTAGAGGCTTAATCAATGAAGTATTAATAAGACTAAGAGAAGATACAATCAGTAGCGATTGGTCTGGTGATATTAATGACAGTTCAACTATATCTGCTTATCAAAAAGTAATAGGTTCTTTGGTAAATGATGCGAAACGCCATGTTGAAGGAAGGCATGATTGGCTTAATCTTAGATCAACAGTTGATATTACAACTGTAAATGGCACTAAAAACTACAATCTTAGTTCTGGTCAAGAGATCAAAATCCTAGATGCGATCAACAATACTACTGGTATGCACCTTAGACAGGTTGGTAAAACATATATTAATACAGTTACATATCCCTCACAGAATACAGGAGAACCATTGTATTACGGATTTAATGGTAGTGATGCCTCTAATAACTTGAAAGTAGACCTCTCACCAGTTCCTACAGAGGCTCATACAATCTCATTTGATATTATTAAGTATCAAGATGACTTAGCTGAAGCTGCTACAGTAATAAGCGTTCCAGAAAGACCTGTTATATTAGGTGCTTGGGCAAGAGCAATTGCAGAAAGAGGTGAAGATGGAGGCACACAGTCTAGTTTAATGGCTCAAGAGGCTAGTGAGGCTTTAAAACAAGCGATTATGTTGGATAGTGGTAATACACGATATGAAACTGATTGGTATATTAACTAATGGCAAAGCCTTTAACATATCAACCACTACAAGATTTAGGTTTGAATGGACTGAACACTCAAAGTAACCCTGCAACCTTAGACCATTCATGGCTAACTAAAGCAGAGAATATAGTTCTAAGAGAGTCTGGTCGTATTACTTTTAGGAAGGGCTTGAAACAGAAAGTCGCTCCCAATGGTTCAGATGCAGCAATAGTTTCTATGGTTGAACATAATGACCAAGGAACAAACAAGATATTTGCTAGTTATGGAACTTCTATATATACAGTAGATTTTACTTCGCCTGCCTCTGCATTTCCTAGTAGTGGTGATGATGTCAAACATACAGTAGGAAGTACGACAGGTGCTTGGCAGTTTGTAAATTTCAATGATAGATTACATTGTTTCCATGCTGGTGTTATACCCCAGAGATATGATGGTTCTTTAGGTTCAGGTTCAAAGTGGACAGCACACGCAACTGACCCTGCATCTATAACCTCTCTGTTTGACCCTAGTTGTGGTATGGGTTATTACGGAAGAATCTGGGCAGGTGGTGTAGCAGAAGCAAAAGATGTTGTCTACTATTCAAATTTGCTTGATGGTGATGATTGGACAGGTGGTGATACTGGCTTAATAGATTTGGCAAAAGTATGGGGTACTGACGAAATTGTCGCACTAGCACCCTTTTATGGCAAGCTAGTGATATTCGGCAAGAACAATATTGTCATTTATGACTCACCTGAAACTGTTGGTTCTTTAGCACTTAATGAAGTAATTAGAGGTGTAGGTCTGGTTTCAAGAGATAGTGTACAGGCTATTGGTGATGATTTAGTATTCCTTTCAAATACAGGATTACGCTCTTTGGGAAGAACAACTGAGAAAGACAAACTTCCTTTAACTGATCTAAGTGTCAATATCAAGGACAGGCTTATAAGAAATATAGGTAATAGCACAAATGTCAAGAGTGTGTATGTTGAGAATGAGGGCATATATATTATGTCCTTTGTAGACAAGAATATAAATTATGTGTTTGACTTCAAGCATATAACACCGAATGAAGCACCAAGAATAACTACTTGGACTTTTGACAATGATAGAGAACCTGCATCTATGATATATACAGATTTATATAGTGGTCTACTTGTAGGACAGAAAGATGGAAGTATCGCTGGATATGAGAATTATTATGATACAGATTTAGCAGGTGCTTCTACTTATACAGATTCTTCTTATACATGGAGTCTTGAAACAACATGGGTAAATTTAGGCGAAACTGTAGCAGCATCATTATTGAAGAGATTATTTATGGTGCTAGAGGGCGGTTCAGGTGCGACAATGGGTATAAAGTGGTACAAGGATTTTAGTGGCACACCATCTACAACAACCTCTATAGTTCTTAATCCTGTAACAACTGGTTCTACATCTCTATGGGGTGCGTCTACATCTTTATATGGAGCAACAACAGCAACACATACACACGATGCTGCGGTACATCCAGCTAATTCTACTTATGCACCTGTATTTGGATTAAGAGAATATAGGACACCACTTACAGGTAGTGCTAAGAATTTAAAAATAGCAATGGATATAGAGAGTACTGGATATGATGCCTCTCTACAAACTTTAACTTTATTACATAAACAAGGGAAGATACGATGAGTGATTATACGATAGCAGTTTCTTGGTCTGGAAAGGATGCACTAGCTGACTCAGATGCAAACAAGGTAATATCTGGAGGCGATTTCAATACGGAATTTACTGCGGTACAGACAGCAATTAACTCAAAAGCAGATATAGCTTCAGAAACTCTGACAGGAACACCACTAGCACCAACAGCTGCATCTGGTACAAATACGACACAGATTGCTACTACAGCCTTTGTGAGAGCAGAGATAGCTGATAGAGTTTATCCTGTAGGTGCTATATTTACTACAGTTACAGCTTACGCTAATTCAGCAGCAGTTGTAACAGCAATAGGTGGAACGACTTGGGTAGCCTTTGGAGCAGGTAAGGTGCTTGTAGGTTTAGATTCTGGTGATACAGACTTTGATACTGTAGAGGAAACAGGTGGTTCTAAGACTGATGCTCATACACTAACAACTGCTGAGATACCAGCACATACTCACACTTTACAACTGGCTTCTACTGGTACAGGAAGTGATTATGCTGAATCAACAGGTGGGGGGTCAGAATTGCATACTACAAGTTCAACAGGTGGTGGTGGAGCACATACACACGACATCGTACAACCATACATAGTAGTATATTTTTGGAAACGCACAGCATAATAATTAGGAGATAGAGAGATGGCAAGACCAACAAACTTTGGCTTTGATAGATTTGGAGGAACAAATACAGATAAACCCCAAAGAAGAACAACGCCTGCCTTAATAAGGAATCGAGCCAATACTAATAAATATAAATTAGGTGATTACTCGGCAGATGATAGGTTTAGAACTGCTGGTGGTATGCGACCATATAGAGGAACACAAACACCTACTAGGAGGGGTGGTGGCTTTAATCTAGGCAGTTTAGGTGGACTACTTGGTGGTAGAAGTAGGAGTGCTGAATTTGCAGAACAGGACTTTGAACGCCAGAAAGAACTAGACCGATTAATTTGGGAAAGGTCTACTCCAGATGTAACTGGTGTAGGTGGTACTGTCCGTTGGGATCGTGATAAGAATATGGTTACTTCTACCCTATCTCCAGAGAACCAAGCTATATACGATGCCATGATTGAAAGACAGAAGATGTTTGGTGGTCAAGCAGATGCTCTAGCAGGTGGTGGTTGGCAAGATGCACAACAACAAAGATTCGACCAGATGAGAGCGATGTATAAAGATAGTGATGCACTAGCCGAACAACGAAGATTAGAAAGAGAACAAGCTACTGGTGCATCTTCAACTGGAAGATATTGGGGTTCAAGAGCAGAACAAGATGCAATAAATCAAAGAAATCTAGCATTACAAAATCAAGCCTTTGCTGAATCTCAACAACTCATTGATTCTAATTTAGGTAGACAATATGGTGCTGTAGGCATGATGAGTAACTTGGGTAATATTGCGAACACTATGGTCAAGATGCCAACACCTCAACCATTAGCTAATTTATCTGGTATGAGTCAGGGTTCTACAGCTTGGGCAGATGTACAAGCCTTTGAGTCAGCAAAACGACAACAAGCCAGAAGTGATGCGTGGGGTTCTATATTAGGCAGCCTTTTTAAATAGGAGAGATTATGGCAGATTTTAACATTCCAAGTATGTTCGATACTAAAGCAGCTATAAACCGACAAATGGTAACTGATGCTCATGCAGCAGGTACAGCAGGGTATGGTGGAAGGTATGGTATGTATTATGGTGCATCTTTAGCAGGTGATCGTTACAGACAAGGTTTAATGGGAGTTGCAGGTATGCTTGGAGGTGAGCCTGACCCAAGAATAGGCAAACAACAAGCACTTGATGAAATCATGCAAAGATTCCCTAATCCAGAAACCCCTGAAGATTTCATAGAAATTGCCAATGGGTTACAAGGTATAGGTCTATACACCGAGGCAAACAAAGCAATGGATATGGCTAATGAGATTAGATCATCTATGCCAGAAAGAAAAACAATCAAAGGTGCTGATGGTTATAATTACTATGTAGATACTGGTGAAAGAGTTTTGCCAGGAGTTACTAAAACTGATGAAACAACCTATAAAACTGAAAAAGTTGGGATAATGAAAGATGGCAAGCGTTATACTCAAACTTGGCAAGTAGATAATAATGGTAATATGATAAAAATGCTGGGTGAGCAGCTTACAAGTGAACCAACAGTAGATACACCAATCTATTCAACTGTAAAAATCGGTGTAATGAAAAATGGTAAGCGTTATACTCAAACCTGGCAATTTGTTAATGGTGTGAAAACAACAATGTTGGGTGAACAACTTACAAGTGAAGCAGAAAAAGATTATGTTGAGAGAGATCCTGAAAAAATAGCATTTAATAAATGGCATGCAGAAAATCCTGAAGCTACCGCAGCTCAGATGGCTACTTATCTTGCAGGTGATAAAGATATGGAAGCAAGAATGATGGCTCTATTAGACAAAGATCCTGATTATATAAGGGCAGTTGAAACTAATGATACTGAAACACAAACAAACATGATACTTAATGTCAAGAAACAGTTAGTTGCAGCAGGTACGCCAGATCCTACTACTGTACAAGTTGAAAAGTTTACTGAAAACTATGTAGATGAGGCTGGTAATACAAGAACCAGGGATGTATGGAAACAATTAGATCCTAAAACTAATAAATGGATTCAATTGTCAAGTGTTGATCACGACATGAAAGCACTTACAACAAGAAGTTATCTTTCAGATATAGATGGTAAAACATGGGAAATAACTGAAGAATGGGATGGTTCTAAATATGTCCAAGTTGCAAAAACAGACAAATCAACTTCTCCAAATAGTTTTGAATCAGCTATAGTGCAATCTGTTATTAATACTCCAGGATATAATAAGCTAGATACTAATGAAAAAGCAGCATTACTTAAATCAGCCAAAGAAGGTATTACCATTCCTACTACTGAAAGTGCAATTCAGGCAGCATATAGAGATATTAATGCAGACTTTATTAGAACAGCACAGGCTCAACTCAAAGCCGATGGCAATGAAAACTTTATGACTGAAGGAACAACCAAAGGAAATCTTGCATTTTTTGATTGGAAAAATACTTTAGCAAAACAAGTTGCTGCTGCTGGTGGTAACACAAGTGTTAGTGATGTATTAGGACAATACAAGTTATGGAAAGATCTATCTACACCTTCCAGGAATAGTTTAGATCAGATGGAAAACCTCAAAGACCAAATAGAAATGGCAAGGGGTACTGGAGATAGATCACCAAATGCTCCTGCATGGGCACAGGCCACAAGAAGTATAGTTGCTTTAACAAAAGATTCAAATCTTAGTTTAGCAGAAGTACAAACTATATCAAAAGCAGGTAGTGTTCCAACAAAAATTGCTAACTTTGTTAATAACATGATTGAGGGTGTTGCGAGTAATGCTACAATTGATGATTTTGAGCAAATTGCAATAGGATTAGAGAGAGTCTTAATTAATAGATACAATGCAGATCACGCAAGTTTTAATTCTGCTTTTGGTATTGATGGTGCAGGATCATCACCTGAATTATTAAAGTCAATTACTGGAGATCCACTAACCCAAGATTTACCTGCTCGTCTAGCTAGTACCGAATTGATAATACAGCAAATGATTGACAGGAATATGTTAGAAATGAGAGATGGTGTACTTTATTGGACAGAGAGTGGATTACCTTATGAGTAATGTAAATATAAGTCAATTATCTGACGAAGAATTAATGCTTTTGCTTAATGAGCAAGATTCTGAATCTTTAGTAAATGAAACTATGAATGTTTCTGCTGATGGTTCAGCCAAAGATGGTGCATTAATTGGTTCTAATGTTTCTTTAGAACAGATGTCTGATGATAATTTGCTAGATTATCTTAAAATATCCCAGGGTAATGACAATATTATGGAACAAAGAGCATCTGGTATGAAAGAATACCTATGGAATAATGCAAAAATGGGATTTGCCGATCCTCTAACTACAGGTAAGGCTTTTCTGGATTCAGTTACAACACCATTTCAACATGTTTTTGGACATTTGTTCTTTGGTTCGGGTGGATTTGATCAATATCAAAAAAATCAAGAAAGTATGATGAGTGAATTTAGAAATTATAAGAATTCAGATGAATATGAACAATTATTAGCAAGAGCAAAATCAGGAGATGTTAAAGCGATTAATGATATAGAATCAACAATAAAAGCTATTCAAGTAAAGGGTGGATCACCAGGCTGGTATTGGCAAGAGATGGTTGATGCTATAACTTGGCCTGATATTCCATTTACTGAAAAAGCAACATATTTTGAAACTTTTATGAATAATGTACTGGATGAGCAAGAGTATATGGCAGATTTTAACAACACAAATCCACACTTGCGTTCACCTGATGGCAAACTTTGGCAAGAAGCAACAGGAATGGGTGTAAGGTTTATGTCTGATCCTTCATTTAGAATTGGAAGTGGCGTAACTCTGGCAGCTAAATCTGCTGATTCATCAGCCCTTCAATCTCTCCAACTTATACAAAGAAGTAACAATTTTTTCAAAAATTCAGCAAATACTTTTGTTATAGGTGTGGCATCTATGTTCGGAGGAGAGGCAGGTGGACAAGTTGAACAAAAGATTACTGACGATGAAGAAACAGGAACAGGCAGGTTGCTTGGATCAATTATAGGTGGTGGTGTAGCAGTTTTTAATCCTATTACAGTAAGTTCAAAATTTGTAGCTGCCAAAACAAAAGATTTATGGAAGAAAAGAACCTGGAATAAAGCAAACCCCGATATAGTCGCAGAACAATATGTTACTGGTGGTGTTAAAAAAATATATGAATTAATGGAGGGGGAATTAACTCCTGAAAAATTTCAAGCACTTGTTACAGAATTTAAGAAAGTTGGACATACTCTCGATGCAGGTAATATACCTCTTATGATTATGGCAGCAGATTCTCCAACAATGCAAGGACAACTTAAAAGATTAATGCAATCTGATCCTCTTTTCAGGAAAAAAGTAGAAGAGGAAGTCTATAAACTTGGACTATTAATTGACGAAAGAGCAGATGCTATCTTTGGTACTCGATATTCTCCTGTTAATTTAGAAGAATTACCAGCACAATTAAGAAATCAGGGAGAGAGGCTTATAGCATTAAGAATGGAACTAGATAGAAAAATTGAAGCACTTGATCTTAGTTTTGTTCCTGGTAAGGCTGATGAAATTGGTAATCAAATTAGACAGATTGTTGAGAAAAGAGAGGCTATTGCTAGAAAGGAAATGAAGCCTATCTATCAAGCAATAGATGATGAAGCAGCAGCAGCAAATATAATGTTACCACCAGAAGCTACTACTGCATTGTATGATTTTGTAACAGCAAATAATCTTAGAGATTTATTTGGTAAAAGAACTCCTATAGATAATA